ATTAACTACTGAAATTGCATCACACTTTTGGAAGTTTCCAATTGTTGGTTGTTTTCCTATATATGCCATCTATACTCCTAATAACGCATCTATTTGTGCGTCTGTTAATCCAAGTTCTTTTAATTTAGCTTTACCTGATGTTTTGTTATTTTCTTTATCTGTTTCTGCATTAATTTTAGCTTGTTTTTCTGTTAATGCTTGTGCTTCTTCTGCTTCTCTTTCAGCAATTTCTTCAGAAGTTAAATCTATTAATTGTCCATTTACTAATTTTTTCATATTATTCTTTTATTCCATAAAGTGTAAATTCACCAGCTTCAATATTACCACTATCCATCAATATTCTAATACCATTATGTGCTTCTGCTGTTGTATAAACACCACCACCAATTTGATTATTTACTTGGTTTTCAGTATTACCTGTTCCATCTATTGCTTGTGATAATAATTGTGCTGTTGTATTTAAAGTAGAATCTGACATATTGTAAAAAGTTAATTCTGCGTTTGATCTTTGTTCTGTTGCATTTTGAGTTCCACCCACTCCTCTTAATAACATAGCTGTACCATTTGCTCTACCAGTACCACCACTATAATATGATCTAAAAACTTCAGCTAAATAGCCTGATGTTCTAAATGTTCCTCCATTTGCCACTCTTACATAAAATACTGCACCATTGGTACTTGGTCTCCAAGTGCAAAATAATTTATAGTATCTGTAAGTTGAGTCGATAACAACTCCACCTGTTCCATTTACAAAATCTACTGAAGATACTGGAGAAGTGACATTTGTATGTGCAATTTTTACCCAATCTGAAGAAACAACTTGAAAACTATTGTCTCCTCTTAAAAATGTAGTTCCATCTTTTGTGCCTGTAGCTGATAAATCTGCTAATGTTATTGTACCATCTTCTATATCAGAACTTGTTAAAGGAACATTTGTAGGTGCTTGTCCAATATAAGCCATCAATTACTCCTATGTTATTTCTAATATTGATAATGTTGCATCTATTTTAGCTGAAACTGAACAATCAACTTTTAAAATATCTGTTGCTTGTAAAACATATTTTCCACCAGATAATATCTCAATAGAAGAACCAGATGGAATACTAATATCTTTTGCTACAAATACAGTTTCATTTGTTTCTGTATCTGATGTATCTGAAACTAATTGAACTGAAGCAGTGACAGATGTTGTGTGAATATTACAAAGTGTTAATCCAATAACGATTGTTGAAGTTGAAGATGGGCAAGTATAAACAGTATCAGGTGTTCCAGCACTTGATGGCATCGCACCATTAGTTTTTACTTTAAATGTATTTGCCATGTTTTCTCCTTATCCTAAAGCTATTGCAAGTGCCGCCGCTTGTGGGTCGGCTTCTAAACTTGTCACTTCTGTTGTTGTTAAATTTGCATCGTTTGTACTTGTATTTATATAAAAAGGCAAGTTAATCCATGCACTCCCATCATAAATTTTTGGTTGCCATGAAGTTGCAGTTGTTGTGTCAATCCAAATCATACCTGATTGTGGAGAACTTGGTGCTGAACTGCCAGAATTTTGACTGCCTAATGCAACTAAAGCATTATTCAAATCTGATCTAAATGATGGGAAAGATTGGTTAGCTATGTTTAAATCGTGTTGTGCCATAATTTCTTATACTCCTTTTAAAAGCCTTTTGCAATAAAATCAAATGTTCTTGATACATTTGTTCCACCAGAATTTTTAAATAAAACATCAAAGCCATTAACTGTTTTATTAGATACTGTGAAGAAGTCTCCAGTGTTCATATCTTCAGCAGTAATACCTACTGCATAATTAACACTTTTAAATGGATTTGTAAATATTACAGTTTTAGTACCAACACCAGAAGCAATATCATTACCACTAAATATTCTATCTGCCATATCAATAGTGACTATTACCTCTGATACAACAGGAGTAGAAGCTAAATCTCTTGAAATTAATACTACTCTAAATTTAAAATATCTAGCAGTATAATCGCCAATAACAAAATTTTGGAAAGCAGTATAAGTAATATTATCGTCAGAAGTTGCTATTTCTAAATGTGCATTTGCATTTGCTGGTGTATCTCCATCAAAGTTAGAAGAAGCTGAATCAAATAATCCTGATCTATTGTCAAATAAATCATCAGGATTGTCTGATGATTGAGATAATGAAGCAGTAATTCTTGCAGTATGTTTAGAGCCAATATCTATTATATCGCTAAATAAATAATTACCACTTGCATAAAAATCAGCATTAGCAACACCAGAGTCAAAAAATCTAGTAGATTCTGTATCAAAATCTCCACTAGCACTATCAAATAATTCAGATGAATCTAATCTTAAAGTATTATTATCAACAATAACATTTGTAGTAGTTCCTAAAAAATCAGGGTGTTCAGATTGAGTGGCCACAGCATTGAAATTTAAAACACTTGTGACATTAGAAATAATAGCAGTTGCGTTAGAACTAAAGTTTCCTAATTTATCTACTGCTTTTATTAAATAAGTACCTTGTCTAGCTGGTACAGATATAGAGGTTGCTGGACGAGATATTTTTTCTACCAATGCAACAGAATTTGACCAAGTTGCACTTCCATCAGTTTCTTTACTAAATCTTAAACTATAATATGCAAGATCAAGATCAGGAATTTGTGTCCAACCTAAATGTGCTTCTTGACCTACAATATTACATGAAAAATCCTCTACATCAGATGGTGGTTCAACAGCACCAACAATAGTTCTTGAAGCTGATACATAAGTTGATGAAATTCCTAAAGTATTAACTGCCTTAACTCTTACATCATAAGTTGATTGGTCTATTACGTTTAAGACTCTATGATTTAATCCTGATCCTTGTGCATAAATAATAAAATCCGAATCTGTACTTAATTTGTATTCTACTTGGTAAAAATCTATAAAGTTATCTGTACTTGCACCAATGGTAATATCTAAAGCTACAATTACAGTTCCGTCATTGTATTCAATTAATTGGTCAGATAATGTAACACTTGCTGGTGGTTGAATAGTAAATGGATTAGGCAAATTAGTTGATGGTGTGGAACTAACTTGTGTTTTTGTTGCCCATGTGTAGTGACTATCTTGATGCTCAATTAAATCTAAACCTATTGTGTAATCTTCATTAAAAGACATAGATATAACTCTAAAATTTTTAGCACTAAATCCTAACGAAGAGTGTGTTATTGCAACTATATCTCCTATTGCTAAATCATATGCATCAAAACCAACAGTTATACTTAATGACAAAGACTCTCTTGATCTTCGTAATATAATCTCTGCCATTTCCTCTGCTTGATATGGAGAGGTCAATGTTTTAAAATCAAATCGTCCTTCAAGTAAAAATCCACCATCTGCAGTTTTCATTGTAGCATGTTGATCTGCACTTGGTAAACTACTATCATCTATTGGTGGAAACTGAACTTCATCTACTTGGAAATTTCTATCAGGATTAACAAATGAAACTATAACTCTATTATATCTATCATTTTTATTTGGTGAAGATAAATTATATCCACCTATAATATCATCTTCTGTTAATGTTATTGATGCAGTTCCTGTTGTTTCAATAACTAATTTATATTTACCAGATGTATAAGGTAAATATCCTCGACAACCTTTTACCAATTCTCTTACATTTTCAATTACTCTTTTTGATGTATCTAAAACTACATTTGTATCAAATATATTAATATTACTTGCACTTGTATAAGGAGTTACTTGTGTTTCACATATAACAGATGCATCATAAAAACTTTGTAAATCTATATCACTTATTGCTAAACCTTTTCCATATCTTGCATTTGTTAAATAATCTAATAAACACCAAGCTGGATTAGTTGAAAAAGCAGAAGATTGTGCAACAAGACTTGAATTATAACTTACTACTTTTTTTCCTTTTATTTTAGCTTGAACTTTAGGAACAGTACCAAATACATCTTGGTTCCATTTAAAACGAAGTGCTAAATAACAAAGTCCACTTAATTTGTGATTACTACCCCAATTTGATAATGTAGATAATAATGTTGATGCAGATTGTCCGTCTGTTCCAAAATGTGGTTCTACCCTAATTAAACTTGCACTATCTTTATAAAAATTACTATCTCCACTTCCTACTTCTACTTCTGTTCCATCAGATAAGGCACTTGCCCATGTAACAATTTTATCATCTACTCTTATTTCTTCTATTGAGTTTATTTCTCCCTCTGCCATAACGATTGCCATATATAAATATGTATTATCTGTTCCAGAAGTTTCTAAAAATACTCTTGTGCCACCTACTAATCTTTCTCCATATATAACAGGAATATTTGCATCATTAGATTGTTTATTTACTAATATACCTTTTTCAAAATCATCAAATTCATCTATTCCAAAATCAGGAACATCTACTTTAGGTGCTAACCAAGATATTGCTTTTGTAAATATTTTAATAGGTGCAGTAACTATTTTTTTAACAGCTTTAAATATTTTTTTAAATGGCATTATGTTCTACCCCACTTAATATCAAGTACAGTTTCTGAACTAAAATCCATACCTACATCTGTTGAAAAAAATCTTTGTTGTGATGTATTATTTGTTTTACGACCATTCTTTTTTTCAAAGTCTGCCCAATGTGATACGATTGATAATGCAACTATACTATCAGTATCTGTTTCTTGTATTGAAAATTCCTCTATTTGACCTTTATATAATAAAAAAGGATCTGCAATTACTGCACTAGAACTATCTAAAAATGCTCTATAAATATCTACTGAATCGTTAATTACATTTTCATTTAATACAGTTGAGATAAATGTTTGATCTGCACCAGATAAATTTAAAGATATGCTTGATTTACTTAATTCTGTTTCTTCAGAAAAATTTGAAAGACCTAATATAAAATCACTTGCATTGTAAGTGACACTTGAACCTGATACAGAAGATATTATTGAAAAAGAGCAATCAGTGATATTAACAGGAGTACCAAAACCAATAGTAATAAGGTGTATTGGTCGTATATCATTTGTCGCTAGTTCTGTCTTTACTGCTGATGTTAAGCTTCTCGTCATATAATTCGTATGTTGTTCTTATTCTTTGTTCTGTACCTTTTATCATAACAAAACTAAAAGTTCCATCAGGAATACTATTTCCCTTTAAATCATTTTTTATGGTATCAATCTCACTTTCATCAACAACTTTTTCTGCAACAAAGTCAGCAGTGACCCAATGTGTAATAAGATATTTTGCCATTAAAGAGCTTCTTCAACATCTAACTCATATTTGTATAATAAATTTCCATCTTTATCAGCACCAATGGCACCAAATTCTTGCATATCATTAGTTAAGTGAACTGTGAATGGAACACTATCATAAGTTATATTTGAAGAAGATACAGCAGTAGTTAAAGGTGGTTCTATTGTAATAGTTCCAGAGGAAATATCAGATGCATCAGCAACTATCATATACACTTTGTCATGATTAGCAAACTTTATAAAATCTCCAGCTTTTAAAGTTCCTGTTCCAGTACCACCTAATGTAATTGAAGTAGCACCAGCAGATGCAGTACCATGTGGTATACCACTAGCAGTACCTCTAGCATCTTCTACTTCTGGTGGGATAATTGTAAAATTTTCTTTTTGTGATCTTTGTTTCATTATAAATGCCATTAAATCTCCATAAACATCAGAACGTTTGGCAGTTATTATTCTTGCAGTAAATCCAAATCTTTGACCATCTATTTGTCTTGATAATTTTTTACCAGATTGTGATTTAGAAATAATGGTATTTTGTTTTGATTGAATACCCATTGTTTCAAAATTTGCTGATGATATTGGAAATGCACCTGACATTAGATTAAAGCCTCTCTTCCTCTTTCATTAACTGCACTATTAATTAATTGTGTAATTGTTCCTCTTGATCTTGCAAGTAATTCATCAAAACCAGATGCATCAACAGTATTAATATTAAAGTTTACATTGATTGCTTCTCCACCTGTGCCTCTTGCAGATTGTGTAATTTGACCTGTTGAATTAGGAATAAAAAGTTCTGGTCCTCTTTCACCAACAACTATTGGTTTGCCTTTTGATACTGCACCACCTTTATCAAAAAATGGTAAAAATGAACTTGCAAAACTTAATGCACTTGAAACTGCCTGATTTTTGGCAATACTTTTATATAAATCTCTTTGTTGTGCTAACTTTTTATTTTGTCTATCAATTAAAATTTCTTTTGTTTTTTGCATAGCTATATCTATTCCCATTCTTATACCAAGTTCTATCATACCAGCTAATAATCTTATTAAAGCATCTTGTGCAATTCTTTTTAAACTATCTCCAAGATTTTCTCCCAAGACAACTGTTCTTGCAATACCTCTTGAAACAGATGTAATACCATCATTAATACTTTCTGCAATTATATCTCTTATTTTTTCCATTTTGGTTTTCATTTCTTCTATTGCACCCTTGTTTAATTCTTTAAATTTATCTATTGCTTTTTGTGTTGCAGATGGAATTGCGACAGATAATTCGTGTTCAAATTCTCTTATTACAATTAATGAATTGTCAAAAGTTTCTTTATATTTTCTATTCATTATTGCTAATTCTCTTGCAGTAGTTCTCATTGCAATATTTTTATCTATTGCCTCTGAAAGACCTTTTGTAACTTTATCTATTTGGTCATTTAATTCTTTAAATGTTGCAACTGTTGCCGCAACAGATGCCGCAACCAATGCTAATCCGACACCAGAAAGTGCTGCGATACCTCTTAATCCAGCAAGAACAGGAACAATAGCTTTACCTAATGAAACAAAGAAAGCTACAATCTTAACTGCTATTAAAACTTTTAATGCAGTAATAACTAAATTAATATTATCTTTTAATAATACAAAAAAATCTGCAATACCTTTTACTGCTTTTGCCAATACAGTTCCAAAACCTATTGCTATTCTTTCTATACTTTCTGAATTTTGTACTAAAGATTTATCTAGATCGCCAAATTGTTTTTTTAATTCTGTAAAAAATCCTGCATCAAGCAATGTCTTTTTGAATGTAAAAATTTTATCTCCTATCATTGAGATAGTACCTTCAAATGTTTTTGCTAATTCATCTGTTGCTTTTCCAAATCTACCACCTCTACCAAATACTCTTTGAAAGGCCTCTGCTGTTGCCTCAATAGATACTGTTGCACCAGCTTGAAAACCAAGCATGTTTCTAACACCTTTTTCTCTAAATAAATCTGCCGCACCAATACCAGCACTAAATGATCTTTGTATTTGTTCTGCAGTAGTTCTAAAATCTAATCCTGTAACAGCGGCAACATTACCTGTAATCTCCAACATGTTTTTAAGATCATTAGCATTATCTGTTATTGTTGCTAATATACCTGAACCTCTTGATATTTCTTCAAGTGAAAAAGGAACTCTTGATGCAAACTCTGCCATATTATCAAAAGCTTTTGCACCTTCGTTAGTATCTTTTAATAAGAATTTTAATCTTGTTTTTAAATTCTCTATTTCTTTACCTGTATTTACTAAATTTCTAATTACTAATCCTGTACCAAGACCAAGAAAAGCATTTCTAATATTAAAAATTGATTGTCTTAATTTCCCTAATGATGTTTGTAAAGAACCAAGAGCTTGTTTTGCTCTATCTCTTGCTACTATATCTATAAAAAGTTTTTGACTTGCCATTATTTATACTTTCTTGCCTCTGCTAACTTACTTTGAGTTTTATACTCTTCTTGTTCTTTTTTCAAGTATGCTAACCAAAGATTATAATGGCTAACAGGCATTTTTAAAACTTCTTTTATTGGTAATTTCAATCTATCTGCGACGACCAATAAGGACAAAGTATCAGTGTCGCTATTTACTTTTTTTCAGCTTCCTCGTATGAACTATCAGCAAGTATCTTGTTTGAGATTGTGGCAATAACTGTGGTATCTGCTTTTTTTCTTAAAGCAAATTTATCTTCTGGTTTAAATGCTTTCTCTAAATCTCCTTTATCATTCTTAACTAAAAGTTTCATAATAAGAAGATCAACTAAAACACTTAAATCGTTAAAGTTTGCAGATTTCTGAAATAGTTTATTTTTTTCTTCAAGTGTTAAAGGCTCTGAATAAAAGATAGATGGATTACCATGTTCATCTTTCCATTCTGGAACTTCAATAGTTATATTTTGTAAGTTCTCAAAATGAGATTTAACTCTATCAATAACTGACATAAATTATTATACAGAACTTTTAGTTAATGCCCCTGTGCCTTGAAAAGTAACTGATCTTGATACTATTCCGTCCATTGTATTGTTGATAGACATACCTGTAACAAGTCCTGTTCCTGTGAAACTCTGATCTCCAGCAGTATTTCCTTCTGGTAATAATACAAATGAGATTGAACTTCCAGCAGTTAAAGTTTCTTGTTGTGCATCAGTTTCATCATAATTCATTTCTAAAGTACCAGAAAAAGATGTTCTTCCAGCTAAAAATGATTTTGTTGAGTCTGATAATTGAGTATCTTCTACAACATCTCCAGTTGTTTCAAGTGTGAAACCTGTCAATTCTCCGATTGCAGTTCCACCAGCAGTAACAACACCTTCTTTACCATGATGAGTTGCCATGTTTATTCTCCTTTATCTTCTTTTGGTTTATAAGTTTGTTTTGGTTTTACTTTAGGTTTTTCTTCTTCCTGTTTCCAACCAAGCTTTAGAAAATTATCAAGTTGGGTTTCATTGATAATAACTTCATGTCCATTCTTGTATAATTTTATATCTTTAGCCATATCGTCTTTTACTATTTATCTTCTTCTTCGTCAATATCTTCTTCATCTTTAAAATGATCTAATTCTGGAAATTCCTCTATATGTTCATCTTCGTTATATTTGTCTATTGTATTTCTAGCTTCAATACATATTAAAGAAACTTCATCTGTTAATTTTTCTATGTTATCAATTAAAGACTCTAATTTGTCTATTGTTTTTCTTGCTCTATTACTCATTATGGTGTCGCTGATTGATGTTCATATGTAACTCTTATTGTCATTAATACTGCACCGTATGGAAATAAACTACCAGCATCAGTTTCAATAGATATAACTTCTGTATCTAAAGCATTACCACCTCTTGTAATATCTGACTCTAATTGTGTTTCAATGGCACTTGCAAGATTATTTCTTGCAGTATCAATATTGTCTTCGTTTGTTTTAACATATCCTGTAATACCAAATTCTAAATTTGCAATTCTTGTTTTTGCACCAGAGCCTAATTCTTGATCTTCTTTTGTTTCTTCTATTGTTTGAATTAATACTGCTGGATATTGTTGTTGTGATAATTCGTCTAATGGAAATGGTTGTCTTGAAACTTTTTTAATAGATGGACTACTTACTGCTTGAACAGTAGTTACTAAATTTGATGCTATATTTTCTCTTACACTCATAGTCCTAATCTTCTAATTTGTTTTTTTACAAATGTTGCAAAGTTTCTTTGTATAACATTTTCTAGCTTCTTGTCATATCCAAAAAATTTTCTAACAGGTAAATTACCAGCACCTGTTTGATGCCAAAATGCCTTTGTTGCTTCTCTTCCACTTCTAAAATATACTTGAACTTTATTTCTTCCAGCAACTCTTGAGTCAATAGATTGTAACATTCTGTTTGTATCTTGTAAATCTACTCTTGATTTACCTTTTTCTTCTGCATATGCATCTGAATATGCCCTAAATGTATTTCTATTAATATCTTGTCCTCTATCAGTTCTATGTAATATTGCAGTTTTAAGAAATTGACCTGATTGTTCTAAACCCATTGTAATTATTCTAGGAAATTTATGTGCAAATTTAATATATCTTGCTTGTAGATTTTTTACATTTGATTTAACTTTTACTTCTAAAGCCATTATCTAGATAATCTTCTAAATCCGTGCAAAGGTTCTCTTTCATTACTTACAATAGTACCATCAGCATCAGTATCATATTCTACACCATCTTCTAATATTGATTGCCATTCTTTGTTATATTCTGACATATAATATTCTCCCATTCTTTCAAATCTATCTTTGTCTGCTTCTGGTCTGAATTTTGATAATGCTGGTGCTAAAAATCTTCCAATAAATAAATATACACCAGCTCTTTCAAACTGATCTAAATTTACTTTTGTATTTACCATTTCTGCAGTATTTAAAACTGTAATATCTGTAAATATATTTTGTTTATATACAGGCCACCATTCTACTCTTAACTGTCTTAAAATATCGTTAGTAGTTTGTGCAAAGAAATTTACTGCTTCTGTATCTGTTGATGCAATACCAAAACCAAAGGCATCTGGTTGATATTTAGTTACATCAGTAGCAGTTATTACATCAGAACCTGTATAATTAGCCATTTACCAACTCCAAATTATAAATAAAATTATTACAATAATTGGTGCAATAAAAAGCAAATTATTCCATGTCTTTACATAAATCCACTTCCAATTCTTTCTAATCTTTTTCCAAATCCAACTATACATCTTTTTTCTTTCTTGTTTTTTTTGCTTTAGGTTTCATTTCGACAACCTTTTCTTCTTTTACTACATCTTCAACAGGTTTGAAACCTCTTATTTCCCACATTCTTTGATTTGATTTATAGTCTATGTATGGTCTATCAATTTTTTTATTACCTTTTACAAGGGTAATCATTTCTGGTTTTGTTTGTTTTATTTTTATCATTTTCTACTCCTCTGTTAGATGTGAGGGCAGTCTCCCACCCTCACACAGTATCCAATTATTATTGGATTGAAGAATCGTGATGTAGTTCTACACCATATGTGTCATGGATTTCTCCAACACCATATACTGCAGTTGCTACAATCTCGTCTGCTCTTAATGATGCATCTCTTTGAGTTTCTACTTTTAGACCTTGCATTTCTGCTAAAGCTAAAGCATCTCTATGGAACGCACCACCTTTGTAGTCTCCAGCAGTACCTGTATCAGACATATTTGAAGTTTCAAATATTCTCATACCAGCTAAAGAACCTACAAAACCACTTCTTAAAGCTTCATTTGCTAAATCATTTGCATTTGCGTTTGCAAAAGTATTAGTTAAATTTGCTTTTAAGTCGTAAGCAATTTTAGGGTGTAAGACCACTGCACATTCATTAATGTTTAAAGCATTTCCTCTTAATGTTGAAAGAGCATTAAATATTGCCGCCGCATTAATTGCAGTTGTACCATCGCCTATTGCAGTTGAAAAACCATCAAATAAAGCGATTAGGTCTTGGTCTTGTTTTTTAGCTACTGCTTCACCAAATAATCTACCAATGTCTGCCGCAACATTTCTTGGTGCCGCATTTCTTGCTAAATCAGTTAATGTAGTCATGATACCTACTTCTGATGCTGTAATAGTAACAGAAGATGGATCAATAGCTGTGTTTGATAAGTCCGTTGCTTCTGAAACTGCTGCCGCAGAAACTGCCGAATAAATCGGTACTTCTACTGCTTTACCACCACCTGTAATCGCATAATTTCTTACTAGATTACGCATGATAGATTGTTCTGTTGCAACGAATTGTGCTTCTGCAACGATCTCTGTGTATAGTTCCGAGAGCGTTGAACTTGTACTTTCGTTTGCCATTATTATCTCCGTTTAATTATTTATTGTTTAAGTTTATTTCTATCGCACCAGAGTCTCTTTTCTTACGATATTCTGCATAAGCTTTTTTGTCTTCTGGTTTTGATAAATCTAAGTCCTGAATTTTAAAAGGTTTTACAGTTTTACCAGCGATTGCGCTCTGACTTCCTGCTCCAGACAAAGACCCTTGACGGAAATGTGGGTTCGCATCTAAAAACTCTTTAACTGAATCTTCAATTGATAAGAGTTCTCCTTTTGGGTTATATCGTACATTAGAATTATTATCAAGTATTTCAACTCGATTATCATCTGTAAGTCTTACTTTGTCTTTCATAAGAGCAACTACTTGACTTGGAGAAATAGCTTTATTTTGAGATGCAACAGATAAAATATTATTATCTATTCTTTCTTTTTTAATTTCGCTTTTATATTTAAGTATCTCTTGATCTTTTTCAGCAATTCTTGCTTGCATCAATTTTTCAAGATCAGCTTTTGTTTTTGCTTCTTGTATTTGTTTTTGTTTCTCTATTTCTTCTGCTTGTTTTCTTTGTTCTTCAAGCACTCTATCATTTTTCTTTTTTTCTGCATCAAGTCTTTGTTTAATGATATTATCTAATTGTTGTTGTGTAAAAATTACTTCTTTTGCTTTCTCTACAACAGGTTGATTATTAGTTTCTTCTGTTTGATTTTGAGGTTCAACAACCTTTTGTTCTTCTGACATTTTACTCCTATTCAATTATTAAATTGCCCGCTTTGTCATACCAATCAGGATTGACATAGCTCCATTGATGACGACAGTTATACCCACCACGAACTATCAAAGGATCGCCAGATTGTTTGCCTGACCAAGTTCTTGATCTCCATAGTTTTCGTACCTCATCAATCGTAAATAGTCCACTTGCTCTTTTGTCATAACTGCCTGACCTTACAAGTGCACAATGTCTTCTGGTAGTCGGTATTATACTACCAAAATATTTAACGAAAGTTAAACCAGCATCTTTACTTTTTGCTAAATTTAACTGCGCATCAAATTGTCTTAACGAATCATTTAAGAGTTGTCCAGCATATCTTTTCATATTTTCGCCTGTTCTATCAGATGCATATTTTGACTGTAAAATGGCTATATTCTTGTCTAATTTTTGCCTTAATGCTTTTCCTGTTACAGTTCGTTTGTCTAATTTTCTTAATCTTATATCGTCTTCTTTAATTGATTTGACTAATTTATTGATTTCTTTGTCATCTGCACTAGCATAAATACCATTAATTGTTTGTCTTAATTCTCTTTCTAAATCAACAGGGTCTGCATTAATCAATGTATATTGATACACCTTTTGAGATAGTGTTCTCGTAAATGTATTGGATATATCTTTGAATTGCGTAAATGATTGTCTTTTTAAATTCTGTATTAATATTAAATCTGATTCAGTTAATTGTTGAAATTCTTTTGGTACATTGCCTATTGTTTTAAATGCCTTTTCAATTCTTTTTGCTTGTTTATTATAACCTTGTCTTACAATAGTATCTGACCATGCCAAATATTCTTTTTCTAAAACTTGTCTGATTAAAGGTTGAACTGCTATTGCCGCTCTTAATTCAAATAATTTTCCCTCATTATCTAATGGAATATTTTTTTTTACAAGACCAATAACTTCTCTTTCAATTTTATCTAATGTTTTAATTAATTGTTCGTAATATTCTGCTTCTGCTACTTCAATAGCACGAATACGATAGTTAGCAAAGTTTTCTACTAAATCTGCCATTCATTAAACTTCTTCTTCCTCTACTTCTTGATCTGGCTCTTCTGCTTCATCTTGTGTAAATTGACCTAGTTCTTTTTGTTGTTCTATTTCATCAAATATAATATTTAATTTTTCGTTATCATCTACAACTGCTCTTGCAATTTCTTTATCTACTTCTTTAGCAAATGTTGGTGATCCTAAATTCATTGCTTTTGCTTGTTGGTAATAAACTAAATCTGATGCATAGTCTCTGATGTTAAATGTGTCTGGATAATTTATTTCTCCATCAAATTCTGTATCTTGAAACATTGCATATAATCTAAATAATTGTTCTTCTGCTATTTCTAAATTATCTGCTTTTTCTGATAGTCTTGCATTTAACATTTCAAATTCTGTTTGTAATGCTATTCCAGATGATACTTGTTGTTTAGTAGTTCTTACTGCCCCTGTATGTGCAATTCTATTTATTGCATTTACTTTTGCATCTATTGAGTCCATGATTGCTTGTAAATTTTGCCCAGATGGTTGTAATAAATAAGGTTTTAAATTTGGTTCCATTTCTTCTGGCATTTCAATAATTGCACCAGCACCAGCACTTGCATTTACACCTGGAGTTTTTACTAATGATGGGTGATTAGTTAATCTAATTAATTGTTCTATTTCTGATAGTTCGTTATAAATTGATTTCTGTAAGTCTGCTATATCTACAAGGTCTGACTGACCAATGCCTCTCTTGTGTGATTTTGCATTGTATAAAATAACTGCTGGTATTTTGCCAATCAGATTTTCGGCAGTATCTATCACAGTAGGCTCACTTCTATCATCTTTCATATAAACAGTATCTACTCTATCAAGATACCAAAGCCTCATATAAGTTCCACCATTACGATCTACTTCTTCTCTAATCTTTAAGTAGTCTAAAGTATATTTTCCATTTATTTCTCTTTTGAAATTCCAATCTAAAACATTTTCTGGTGTGACTATTGATAGATAAGGTCTTATGTCTTGTTGTAATTCTTCTGCTCTTGTATTTGTTTGAACTTTTGGTTTATCTAAAATCATAAAACAATGACCATAGATAGATGCATAATTTTGTGCTTGTTTAATAACTGAATCAAAACTATTTCCATCAAGGTCTGTATCTTTTAAGAACGATTCTAGACTAGGTTCATCAGCCATTGTACCAAAATCTCTTGATGGTTTTACTCTAAATAAAAATGAAGAATAAATTTGAATAATATTTCTACAATGATTATCACAAGGAGTGTTTGCAAGTCTTTGATTAAATTCGTTATCTAATTCAAGATTATATCTGTTCAAATATTGACCAACCATATAATCGTATCCACCATTTGCTGATCTAATATAGTATTCCCAAAGATTTACATTTTCTTTGTAATCTTTATGAGTATCAATCATTTCATCACGTGCGTATGCCATTATTTATGTGTCCATCTAATTGGTTTGTAAGGTCTTGATTGTGCTATTAAAGGTTTAACTATTTCTACTAAATATCCTATACTGTCGTTCATATGGTCAAAGCCTTCTTCCTTATCAGGAATGTTTGTATTTTCCTTGTATATTTGTCTTTGTAAACCTTTTATCATAGTTTTGCAAGATGGAGAAACAAAAATATATCTCTTACCATCTGCAGACTTTAATCTTGAGTTCACTGCATTAATTCTATCTCTTACAGGGCTATGTTTTAATTTACATTTAACATTAAATCCAGCATTTTGTAAGATAGTTAAATCAGTTCTACCACCAGCAGATGTTTTTCTTTGTCTTGCCGCTGGATCAGGATATACAAATATTTTCATTTTTGATCCGTACCTATTTCTTATTTCATCTACCATTTCGTCTGTATTACTTGAATAAATTACTATTTCATCAACAAAATGTATTATCTCTCTATCAATTTGTGCAACAGATGCTGACATGGGATCTACGTTAAAGTCTAAACCAATGTGTAAAGGTTTATTCCAATCAATCTTTTTTTCTTTTACATTCTCTACTGCATGAAAATTATAATAAACTGCACCAGCATAATTCTCAAAGGTACCCTCAAACTCTTGTCTGAATGTTCTAATGTCAATATCTTGTTTGGCTTGTTCTATTTCTTCTTTTGAAACCATACCACCTTGTAATGTTGTATATTGAAAACTATCCCATTCTTTGTCTTCTTTGCCTTTTAAATACATACGATATGCCCAATTACCAAAACCTTTAGGCGAACCACACATTAATACATCACCCTCTGTATCAGAAACAGATGCCCTTAATACTTCTGTCCATGCTTTCTCGTCAATGTCTGCAAATTCATCTAATATTAAAAAATCTAAACCTGTACCTCTTAATGAGTCATAATTTTCACAACCTTTTAAAGATATTTTACTACCTGTCTTTTTAATAATAATTTGTAGATTTGATTCGTTTATTGTTTCTATCCAATTAAATTGATGAAGTACCTCTTTTAATTTTGACCAAACTATCTCTCTTGCCATTTTAAAAGTAGGTGCAACATACCATATGTTCTTTTTTACTTTTGAAGCATATTTCATCATTTCAGTAATACATAAAAATGTTTTACCAAATCTACGACCACTAATTAAAACTCTAAATCTTCTATCTGATTGACTAACTTTTAACTGGGGTTTTGTTAAATTTATTTTCACTTATGCACCAATATTTAACCATATATTTGTTATCGTCAAATTCTTTAGGACTTCTTTCAACTAATTCAATAACTTTTTCTGAACCTTTTGCAACACATTTTGACCATGTATCTAAAGCTTCTCTATCTGTTAACGGTGGGTAACAAAAATTATGTAAGATAGAACACATCTGATAAATTAAAATGTATTCCATTAATCTAATATTAGTTTTTTAATAGATTTACTCCCATCAATATTTGACTCTAATTCTGCAGAACCAGTAAAACATTTATAAGATACTGTTTCATTATACTGTCTTTCAGCTTGTCTTTTACCACGCAAACAAGATGCCATAGATTCTTGAATACGTGCTTCACTAATACTTCCATTAATAAACATAAGTAAGGCTACCACAGATTCGATCATATTATTTTACCCTTGTTAATGCCTTTTTTAATTCTATATTTTTGTGTTCCACTTGCACCTATTTCAACTTCTTTTTTTAAATCCTTTATAAATGACATTTGTTTAGCTTTCTTTTGCATATCATTAATATAGTTAATAATTTTATAACCTACTCTGTTCATTAGTATTTTCCATTACCATTTGTATATTTAATTTCTCTATTACTATCTTTTAATTTTTCAATATCTACTAAAGCCTTTTCCATTTGTTTAGATAAAAACTCAATATTAACTTTATTAGTCATATTCATTTCTTGCGTTTGTTGTAGTTTTTCAACTTGTTTATATAAGTCTTCGATAAGCATAAATTGTTCGCTATCTGCTGGAAGACTGCCTAATTGACCTCTTGGCCATTTAATTCTAAAGTCTGTATTCTCTGTTAAATCTTTTTCCATTAACTGAAGTCTAGTGTCAGCTATATTTAGACGTTCTACAATTTGAAAATAACCCATTGTTCCAAGTGCTACAATTACAATCAAACTAGCAACTGTTTTCATTGGCATAGATACTTTTGCTTCTTCTGATATTTTAAGAGCCATTGAATAAATCCTCTGGTGCAGTTTGTTTTTTCTTTTTCTTCTTTGGTTTTATTGTGAACATATCATCTACCCAAGCACACCACTTGTCTAATGTTCCAAATATTAAATAACAAAATTTATCTATCATATTTTAAACCCTTTTTTCCAAGATTGTACTGCCCAATAAACAGGAGTAGTATTAAGTTGCTTTCCTGATCTTCTAGCTTTAGCCAAGATAGGACGAAATCTAGCCATGAACGATCTCTGTCTAGCTGGTATATTTTTCTTAATAGATAACTCTTTACTACCAAATCTTACAATTTGTACTCTGTTTGTTTTTCTGTTTTTAACATAAACAGCAAATTTTTTAGAACCACTTGGTGTTCTAAATGGTTTATTTAATCTAACAGTTCTACCTTTGAATTTAGCCATATAAGGCTAATATCATAAATTATTCGCAAATGAAACCTTGTATTGTACCTCTACCATCATTTAGATAATAACCATTTTTTATAGCATCATCAAACTCTTTGTAAGTGGCTATTGCTTCTCTATGGTCGTCTGCGTACATCAGACATTCGTGGACTTCCATTGGTCTTGCTAGTTCGTATTTTTCTTTTAGCAAAGTTCCATCAAATAAGAGTACCAGTATTATAAGTGTTTTGCACATCTGACCATTCCTTTATTTTCTTATACCAAAGTATCTTATATTTATCATCTTTAGTTTTATTATAAAGATTAGCTAATTTATTTATCTCTTGAAGTGTCGTTTTCGCCATTCGTGACATACATAAGTATCTTTTACACCCTTACTTCCCCATCTACCACAGAATGATCTACGATTGCTGAAAAGCCCACAGTTCCCACATGCTTCTTTTGTTTTACTTAACTGAAATGATTGTGGTAAAGAATAATCTATTATCTCTCCATTAGGGTAAAAATTACTTCGTTTCTGTTCCATTCTCTACTAACTTTCTTAAATCTTTTGCTATTTGTAGTGCTTTATTTAATTTTCTTAAAGCAATATCTCTTTGAATCTTAACCTGATCTAACTCTAATCTAGCTTGATCTCTTTGTTCTCTTAATTTTAAAAATGTATTTTCTCCTATTGGCTCTGGCATATTATCTCCCTTGTTGGTTATATTTTTTATATGTTCGTTTTTTGTGTTTATTCATAGATGACATTTTAACTCTACCACCACCTATTGAAGTTCTTTTGTGTTTCTTTTCATAGACAACAACTGCGCCATATACATTACCTTTTTTTTTGGCCATCTTCTATTTCTTCAGCTTTTGCATCAATAATTAATGGTAGTGGTTCAACAATAGACTCGGTTTGAGTTCTATCTTTCATACCTAAATAGTTTTTACTTAACCATATCTGCATATGAGTATTATCTTTTTTAACAGCCTTATCCCACATCTTCTTACGCAAACTAGCTTTACCTTTTTCTCTAAATTGTTCTATTATTTCGGCATAATTTCTTTTTAAAGTTCTAGCTGAAATTCCCATAACACTTGCTATTTCATAAGTTGGACACCCAATAGATGCTAAATTTTTTAATATTTCCTCATCTACAATTATTTTAGGTCTACCAGCACCCTTTCTTTTTTCTGACACATTTGCCTTATTATTGTCCATTTTCTAACCTTGCTTTTGCCCCTGTAAAGTTTTCCCACCTTTTAATAATAACATCACAATAAATTGGATCAAGTTCCATAATTCTTGCTTTACGATTTAGTTTCTCACAAGCTATTAAAGTGCTTCCTGATCCACCAAATAAATCTAAAATTATATTATCTTGTTTTGAACTATTTTTTAATGCTCTACTAGGTAATTCTACTGGTTTTTGTGTAGGATGTTTATATTTTGTATCTTTAGCAATTTTCCATAAATCAGATTCATTTTTAATACTAACATCAATAAAACCATCAAAAAGTATAAATTCATGTTGATGTCTATAACCTCTACCTAAACCAAAAACATTTTTAGCCCAAACAATACAGGCTTTAGGTTTAAGTTTTTTTTGTAAAATACCATAAAATGCCCAATTACAGCAAATATAATAAGTGTTAATATTTAAAAGTTTTAAATTGGTTAATATTGTATCTATAAAATTATTAAATTCTGATTCTTCTAAATTATCGTTTTTTATTACATCAAATTTACCACTTCTACCATTGAAAGCTACATTGTATGGTGGATCGGTAAATATCATATCTGGTTTTTGTTTTTCTGTTAGTTTGTCAATATCATTTAGCATTGTGCTATCCCCACACATAACTCTATGATTACCTAAAATCCAAACATCACCCAATTTAGAAATAGGTTCTTCAGGTGCTTCAGGTACTTCATCTTCATCAGTTAAACCTTGTTTTTCCTCAAATAATATATCATTTAGTTGTTCATCATTAAAACCTAATAAATCTAATTTAAAGTCTTTAGCTTCTAAATCTTTTATTTCCATTTTAAGTAATTCGCTATCCCACTCGGATTCTTCGGCAGTTCTATTATCAGCTATTCTATATGCGTTTATCTGTTCAGGTGTAAGATTGTCAGCAATAGTTATTG